AAAATTACTACAAAACGTTTATGCTCAAAGAGTTCAAATTGGAAAAGGAAAGTATGCTATGGAAAATAAATGGTCTGTGTTTTTACCAAGAGATGAAAATAAAATAGATCAATTATTAAAAAATTTTTCAAGAACGGAAGGAATAGAAAGAATACAAAAAGATACAGTAGGAGATTTGTTTTATAAAGCATACGGAAAACAATTTTTACCAGATGGAAAAACTTTAAATCCAACTCATAGTCCAACAAAATATAGTGCCGTATTAAATAAATTAAAAGAATATAATACTATTAGAACTTCTTTACAAAACGAATTTGGAATTAATTTAGAATTAGATCACCCTTTAAATAGATCTGCTTTAAATAATATAAATGCTACACCTGATCAATTAATAAGAGTTAATCCAATTACTAAAGAATTAAACAGAGGTATTAAAGAAAAACTTCAAATAAAATATGATAAAGTAAATAAATCTATTAAAAACGCAAAAGGAATTGAATTAGAAAAATTAGTATCTGAAAAAAAAGGATTAGAAAATTTAACTAAATATTTAGAATTAGAAACTGGAAAAATTTCATCTACAGGAAAAGTTTTAAGATATGGAGTAGATCCATTTGAAACTTTAAATATGAAAAAAACTATTCTTCAAAATTTAGAAAATCAAAATGTAATAGCACAAAAAATTAAAACTCCAGAATATGCAGAGATGGCTAAACAAGCAGGAGTTGAAAAATTTAAATTTAATGTTCCAGAAATAAAAACTAAAGATATAACAAAATTTATAGGTTCAATAGGATGCCCTACTTATGCAGTTGGTGGCAGAGTTAATTTTTCAGAAGGATCTGATTGTTATAATAAAGGTCTTAAAAAATTAGAAGAAGGTAATTTATCAAAAGCAGAATTAAATGTTGCAAGAAGAACAATCACACAAGCGGGAGAAGAAGGTTCTTTTTTAAAAAATATTTTAGATAAAGCAGGAAGTGGTATTAGATTTACAGGAGTAACTTTTGATGACTTAATGGCGTTTGGTAGAACCCCTGGTGGTAGAGCTCTTGGATATGGTGTTGGAGTTGGTCTCCCTGCATATTTTGCAGGAGAAGAATTGTTGAAAGGAAATATAAAACAAGCAGGAAGAGAATTAGGATATATTCCAACATTAGGATTTGGATTACCAGAATCTTTAGTTGGAAGTGTTAAGACTGATTTAATTAGTCATGCAAAAGAAAAAGGTTTTAATGTAGAGTCTATTGAAAAAATTTTAAATAAAAATGAAATTAGTAAAAAAATAAACACGGCTGAAGAACTTTTGGGTTATGGAAAAGAAGCTAATTTAAAAGATCCAGAAAAATTTAATAAACCTATACAAGATAAAATAAAATCACTTTATGAAGAATATGATAATATAACATTAAATAATGCAGATCAAGAAAATCTTAATAAAACACTTGAATCTTTTTATACAAAAAATAGAGAAAGAGTTCCTGAATTATTTCAAGCGAAAACTAAAATTTCAGAAAATGTTCAAAAAGATATAGGTTTATTTAAACGTTCTGAATTAGATCCTGCTTTTGCTCAAGAGGAAAAAATAAATATTCCATTAGAAAAAATAAAAGAACCTGTTGAAACAGTTCCAGAAGAATTACCAAGTGAATATAAAGTTTCAGCTGCAGAAGGTGGTTATATAGATTACATTAGAGAATATAATAGATACGCAAGCGGAGGAAGAATTCATTTAGGTGAAGGAGGAGGTGGTCCTAAATTGTCTAGAAGGGGCTTCTTAGGATTTTTAGCTGGAGCTGCTGCATCTCCATTTGTTATTAAAGCAATGAAAGGTAAAAAACTTTTATCGGGTGCAAAAGTTGCAACTAAAGTTTTACCAAAAGTAGCAGGCATGCCAGATTGGTTTAATCCACTTGTTACTAGAATAATGAATGAAGGAGTTGATATATCCCCTAAAGCTGAAAGAGTTGAAGACATAGTAAAAGTTAAAAAATTAGAATTTCCTATGCCAGAAGAGGGCACTACAAAATTTAGAAAATCAGGAATCGGATTTGAAAAAAAAAATATAGAAACAATTACAATGACAGAGTATCCAGACGGAAGAATTGAAATAGAAGCAGATGTTTTTGGAGGTTCTTTTGATGCACCTTTTAGTTTAAATTATAGACCACCTAAAACAGATATTAATGTAGAAACAGGAGAACCAGTAAAATATCCAGGTGATTTTTCTGTAGTAGAACAAAGACCAAAACCAGATTACGGTGATCCAGGTAATTTTGAAATTGATTATGAAGTTATGTCAGTTGATGATACAATAAGTGATCTTGAAAAACTTGAAAAAATTGGAACAGGAAAAAGAATACATCCAAAAAGAGTTGAACAAAGAACTGGAGCAAGAAAATTTGTAGAAGAAAATCCTAGTGAAGATATCGTAAATAGATATGGTGATTCAGAAATTGAATATGACCGAATGAAAGATGAAGGGTTATTTGATGATTAAAAAATTAACTAGAACAATACCACCATTACGAGGGCCTAATCCACAAGGCTTGAATATAGGCTATAATACTGTTACAACAATAAAATCGGAGAAAATAATAAATGGCAGAAGTAGAAAAACCAATTCCAACAATAAGTAGACCTTTGACTCCTGAACAGGAGACTGAAGTTTTGTTGAGCGAAACAGAACAAATGCCTACATCACCAACAGAGGTGACTGAAAATGAAGATGGTAGTGTAGATATAAATTTTGACCCAACAAAAGATTTATCAGGTCAAACAGATTTTAATGCAAACCTTGCAGAAGTTTTAGAAGAAGATGTTCTTAATTTAATTGGTTCAGAACTATATCAAGATACACAATCTTACAAAGATTCAAGAGCAGATTGGGAAAAAGCCTACACACAAGGTTTAGATTTATTAGGATTTAAGTATGAGCAAAGAACAGAACCTTTTCAAGGAGCATCGAGTGCCACGCATCCTGTTCTTGCAGAAGCAGTCACACAGTTTCAAGCTTTAGCTTACAAAGAATTGCTTCCCGCGGGCGGGCCCGTGCGAACACAAGTTGTTGGATTAGATACACCAGAAATTCAGAATCAAGCAGATCGTGTTGCTGAATTTATGAACTATCAAGTTATGGATGTTATGAAAGAGTATGAACCAGAATTTGATCAGATGTTATTTTATTTACCACTATCAGGATCTACATTTAAAAAAGTTTATTACGATGAATTATTAGGTCGAGCTGTTTCTAAATTTATTCAAGCTCAAGATATTATTGTTCCTTATTCAGCATCCTCTTTAGAAGATGCAGATGCAGTTATTCATGTAGTTAGAGTATCTGAAAATGAATTAAGAAAACAACAAGTTGCAGGTTTTTATAGAGATATAGAATTATTGCCATCCGATGAATTAACACAAGACGATAGTATTCGATCTAAAGAAAAACAATTAGAAGGTGTGACCATGAGTGGTCAGAACGATGATGTTTTTACATTATTAGAATGCCACGTTAATTTAGATATAGAAGGATTTGAAGACAAAGATGAAAATGGTGAACCTACCGGAATCAAACTTCCTTACATTGTAACTATTGAAGAAGGATCTAGAGAAGTTTTATCTATTAGAAGAAACTATGCAGAGTTAGATCCTAAGAAAAAAAAGATTCAATATTTTGTACACTTTAAATTTTTACCAGGATTTGGTTTCTATGGTAATGGTTTAATTCAAATGATTGGTGGTTTATCTAGAACTGCAACTCAAGCATTAAGACAATTATTAGATGCAGGAACTCTATCTAATTTACCAGCAGGATTTAAACAAAGAGGAATTAGAATTAGAGATGATGCACAATCTATTCAACCTGGAGAATTTAGAGATGTAGATGCACCTGGTGGAAATTTAAGAGATGCATTTATGCCTTTGCCTTATAAGGAACCTTCACAAACTTTATTAGCACTAATGGGAGTAGTGGTTCAAGCAGGTCAACGATTTGCATCTATTGCTGATATGCAAGTAGGGGACGGGAATCAGCAAGCAGCAGTGGGCACGACCGTGGCTTTGCTGGAAAGAGGTTCACGTATAATGTCTGCAATTCATAAAAGAGTATACTCTTCTATGAAGGAAGAATTTAAATTACTAGCAAACGTATTTAAATTATATTTACCACCTGAATATCCTTACGATATAGTAGGAGGACAAAGACAAATTAAACAAACAGACTTTGATGATAAGGTAGATATCATTCCAGTTGCAGATCCAAACATATTTTCACAAACTCAAAGAATATCTATTGCACAAACTGAATTACAACTTGCAATGTCTAATCCACAGATTCATGACATGTATCAAGTTTACAGAACTATGTACGCTGCATTAGGAATAAAAGATGTAGATAGAATTTTATTAAAACCAGATCAACCCACACCAAAGGACCCTGCACTAGAACACATTGATGCTCTTGCAGGGAAACCATTCCAAGCGTTTCCGGCACAGAATCATAGAGCACACATCGTTGCGCATTTAAGTTTTATGTCAACTAATCTTGCAAAGAATGCACCAGTCGTTATGGCTGCATTAGAGAAAAATATTTTTGAACACATATCTTTGATGGGTCAAGAACAAGTTGAACTTGAATTTAGAAGTGAAATTGGTCAAATTGCACAGATGAGTCAAAATCCTCAGATGCAACAGAACCCTCAAATGCAAGCTCAATTACAAAACATGCAAACACAGATTGAAGCTAGAAAAGCAAACATCATTGCCGAAGCAATGGAAGAATTTATGTCAGAGGAAAACAAAATTACGTCTCTTATCGATAATGATCCTGTTGCAGCATTAAGATCACGAGAGTTAGACCTTAGAGCACAAGAAAACGCTGCTAAAGAACAAGAAAATAAAGAAAGAATCAATCTTGATAAGATGAAAACTATGATGAATCAATCTACAGATGATAGAAAATTAAGACAAAACGAAGAATTGGCTAGATTAAGAGCTAATACATCGTTAGAAAAGACTGTTTTAAGTGCTAAACTTAAAAATAGATTTCCAAATCAATAAAATAGGAGTATAAAATGGCTATGAAAAAGAAAAACACAAAAATTGGTCAATCAAAAGAAGTAGATCATTCTAAATTTACCGATAAAGATGGATATTTAGTTGG